TCGATCAGGCCGTTGGTCTTGATCTGTTCGGGATCGGTCTTGTTGAAGTGATGAGCCAGCATCGGTGCGGCTTCAGCCGGGGTAAGCCAGTCGTGGATTTCAGTGAGCGAGCGACGCAGCCCGAGAACGATGTTGTTCTCCGGCTTCGACGGGCGCGAGGTGGGATCGAGCTTTGTCATTGTGGTTCTCCAATTTGGGTTAGCGGGAAGAAAACCCCTGCGCTCCGTCGCACATTCACGGACTGTGCTTTGGTTTACGCAGGGGGTAGGCTCGGCGTCTCTCTGCTCCCGATACTTTTCCAGCCTTCACCCTCGGGACTAGCGGGGTGTGTTGCCATCACGCATTTGGCAACAGAGCTAGGCTTCAACGCGGCAAGTAGCTACAAAGCTACCTTGCACCTAGCGCTCCGCATCACTGCGGTGTTCTTGTTAGATGGTCAGAGTACCAGCCGCGATCAGGGCGAACTTCGCCACCATGTCGGCCTTCTGGTCATCGGCAACAGACTTCAGCCCGGCCGGTGCGCCGTCCTTCGTCTTGTAGTTGGCAGCAATCCAGCCCTTCAGCTTTTCCTGCCCACCGGCGCCGAGCTTGGCGACGGCCGGATTGACCGCATCCATGATCTGCTTGTCGGAGGGAACAGCCGGGGCAGCAGCGGCCGGAGTGTTCGCAGCAGCGGCGGCAGGAGCCGTGTTCGCGGCAGCAGCAGCCGGAGCGGCGGCCTTGGTGGTCTTCACCGTGGCAGTGCCGCCGGTCAGGGCAGTGGCAATGCGCTCGATGTCGGCCGGTTCGTTCGTCTCGATGTTGATTGTGATCTTCACGTCAATTCTCCATTTCAAGTTAGCGGTTTCAGTATCACGCATAGATTTATATGCGCAACTAGGTTCATGTGTCAATAGGCTCACCAGCCATCGCCGACATCGGCCGGATCACCGCCCATGCCTGCGAATACCTGCGTCGCCAGCGTGGCCTTTTCCAGCTCTTCGCCGATCATGGCCTCGCCCATGTTGTCACGGCCGTTGATCAGCGCGAAGGCGTTTGCCTTCCGCCGCACGATCCCGCTGACGACTTCATCAAAACTGTTCTGGAGCATCACGAAGCGCGCCAGCGTCGGCCGGGTTTGGCCGCGTCGCCTGACACGCCGGACTGCCTGCACGTTGTCGGTGGGCGTCCACGAACTCTCAAACATATCGACGCGCATGGCAGCGGTCAGCGTCAAGCCTGTACCGGCCGACTGGATGTTGCCAGCGATGACGCGCACGCCGTTCGGCTGATCCTGAAAGCTGCGGACGATCTGCTCGCGCGATGTTTCGCTCACACCGCCGATGATCAGTTGCGCGTTGATGTTCTCTTGCTGGAGATGCGCGACGATGATCTGCAATGCGCGCCGGTGGAAGCCCATGATCACGAGCTTGTCGATCTGGCCGGTCGCCAGCTCTTCGGCAACGAACTTCGCATAGCCCGGCGCCTTGGCCTCGGCGATCAGCATGCGCAGCGTGGACAGGTGCGTGCTCATGTCGAAGGCGAGCTTGCCCTCGTTCTCGATGGTTGAGATGATCGCCTCGGAGAGGCCGGGGTATTGCAACAGGTATTCGACGACGGGGCGGCTGTCACCATCGACGGGCAGCAGGTCCATGCGGATCGGTGGCAGCTCGATACCCACGTCGGCGAATGTGCGCATGAGAGACATCGACCGGATGATCTGTTGAAGCTCCGGCAGCGCCTCCATGCGAACGCTGTTAGATGTGCTGAAGGTTCCGTGACGCTGCTTGAAGTAGCGCTTCTGAAACGCGGTGTAGGTCAGATCGGTCGCACCGGCGAGGCGCAGCGATACCCAAAGATCAGACGGATCATTCTTCATCGGTGTGCCGGTGATCGGCCACACGTAGTTTGCCATGCCCGCGATGGCATTCTCGCCGTCGGCATTCTCACCGACGATGGCGATGGATCGCTTCGCGTTCGGGTTCTTCAGGTAGTGGCTTTCGTCGATGGCGAGCACGTCGAAGAAGTCGCTGCGCAGGTCTTCGGCGTGGCGCACCGCTTGCTCGTAGCTCAGCACCAGTGTGTCCGCCTTACCGCGTTGCCATGCCGCCAGATCGAAGATGCTGTCCATGCGGACAACCTTGTTCTTCGTCCGGCCCCACTGCTTGAACTGGTACGGCCATACTTGTCGAACACCGGCCGGGCAGATCACCAGCGAGCGCTCGGCCTTCACCGTCTCCATGGCGCGGATCACCTGTGCCGTCTTGCCGAGCCCCGGCTCGTCGAAGATCGACCCACGGTGATGCGACGCGAGGAAGTTGGCGCCTCGGATTTGGTATGGATCAAGCTGCTCAATCATTGAGGAACAGGTCTAGGAGCTTCCGCACCTTGTCAATCTTGCGTAGCGTGCTGTTCTCGAATTGAAGTTCGGCCGAAGAGAAGCGGTGGCCGCACGAGCACACGCGACGACGATAGATCGCGCCGTCGCGTGGTCGCGTATCAATGACGCGACTGTCTTCCCTGCCGCACTTCGGGCACTGTATGCCGTAGCCGGGTTTCGTCATCCGTGATAGCTCCTAGGTCTGCCGGGCCAGATGTGTTCGCACGGCACGTAGGCCCATTGCTGTGCGCGCGACGATGGATTTTTGCAGGCGCCGCTTGGCTGTACCTCGGCGACGTGACAGCGACCGTTCGGCCGGGTCACCACCATCACCGCATAGGCATGCTTGCCTCGTGATGGCAGCGAGCGCCACGCGCAGGCTACCGGGTAGTTCTTCGGCACAGCAAGGCCGTGCGCCCGACGCGATGCGGCTACATTCACGCCGCAAATGTTCCGTCCACGGATGAATGCGTCAGCGGTTTCGGTGGCGCAAATCAGCAGCGCCAAGGCAAGAGCTAGTTTCTTCATTTTAAGACCCCATGCGCAGGGCCACATAGGCTGGCCAATCCTGCATTATGACGACGGTGGCCATGCACCTGTTCCGCGCCAATCCGCGCAGGTGCTCAACATACAAGGCCTTCATGCCCTTGTCATCCGCATAGACGCCCAGCCCGAAGGCATGGTTCTTCTCGCCATTGGATAGGATGTCGGCGAGAAGCTTGACGCGGTTGTCGATGTCGCCCTTCATCTTCCACGGCAGATCGACCCACAGGCCGTGCACGCCGCCGTCGAGCCGGGGCACTTTCTTGTTCTTGAACTCGTCGCGCACCTCGTTGATCCAGAACCTCGTCGATGCGGTCTTCATGGTGCGATGCGAACCGTGCCGACTTGCGAAGGCACGGTTCACTGATGGTGGGAGCGGCAGCTCTATGTTGACGATGCGCGCCAATTAGAAAATCGTTGAGACGCGCGGCGCCAGATCAGCCGAAGCGAAGCGCGCCTTGCGTGCCTGCTTCTTGCCGAAGTGCGGCCAGTAGCCGTAGGGCGATGCGTCATCGCTGCGTACCGTGTAGTTGATCAGTTGCCAGTTGCGCACCTGCTTCTTGCTGCCGGTCATGTGCACGCCCTGATCGGTCTGGCCGAAGAACTTCATGCGAATGTGACGCGGCCAAGACGTAGCCGGGTTGCGCAGCATGTCTAGCGCGAGCTTCGTGCCGATCCGTTCGAGGCGCCGCTGATAGCGGGCCGCACGTGGATGCACGTCGTCGCGCAGTGGGGTGGCTTCCTGCACACGTTCCGCCTCGGACGCGACGCTCGACGCGGAACCAATGGCTTGCGTTGCGGCAAGTGAAGCAGCGACATTGGGTAGAATGCGCATGGTCTAGCCCTCCTGCTGCACTGTGCCGAGATCGAGCGCTTCTTCAAGCGCAGCGATGGCCTCTTTGCGTTGATCCAGCTCGAAGCGCAGCGCGACGACCTGTTCCGGCGTCATGCCGGGCCAGCGCCGCTTGCCGCTCTTCAGCATCGAGATATACGGGCCGCTGTTCGACATGATGACGGCCATCACATCGTTCGTGATCCCGCACGCATCGAGCATCGCGCCGATCTTCGGAGGCGTGCCGGTCGCGCCCGCAGCCTTGCCACGCACGCTCTTGTTGTTCGCCGGTGCGGCAGGCGCCGGATCATCCCAGCCGTCGAAGTGCGGCGTCGCCGGTGCAGCAGGTTCATCCCAGCCGTCGCCGTCGGTCTTCGCCGGTGCAGCGTCATCCCAGCCGTCGGTTCCTGCCTTGGCGGCCTGTTCCTTCTGCTGTTGCAGCGCGACCTTGTACTGGTCTTCGTCCAGCTCGTCACACGCACCCTCGGCGGCCTTCAGTTCTTCGGCCTCGTTGTTGGTGGTGAACAGGCTCCCGCTTTCAGCGTGGCACCAGTAGCGCACCGTTGTCGGCGCTGGATCATCCCAGCCATCCGACGCGGCCGGTGTAGCCGCTTTCTTCTTTGCCATGTCGTCTTCCTTCTTGTTGCGACGATCCATGAATGCCGGTGGATCACCCGGATCAGTCGGATCAACGCTCGGCGTGCTGCCGGGGTAGTTGAGAGCCGAGATTGCTTTGCCCAAGCCTTCGATGTCCTTCAGGCGTGGATCGGTGTTGCGATATTCGAGAAGCTGCGCGACCGTCAGAGGCGGAACCCAGCTTTCGATTTCGGCCACGGTCAGCACAGTGTTCAGTGCCGTGCGCACCGCCATGATCTTGTCATCCCACGTGGCCTTGCGCGGGCCGGACTTCTCGTCGTTGACGATTGAACCGGGCCACGTGCTGAAGTCCAGCTTCAGGTCTTTGGCATAGGTGGCGATCACTGCATCGAAGTCCGCCAAGGCGCCTTCCTGCGAGTACAGCAAATCAACCGAGCCGGTGATGGCCTCGACCTGCTTGCCAAGCTTCTGCGAGACAGCGGTGGTTGCGTTCTCCAGCGCTGCCTCGGTGGCGAGCTTGAACACCTGCTCGGCTGTGATGTTGCCGGGGTGCGTCCAGTACGTCATGTCGCCCATCAGCGAGAGGCCGAAGTCCTTGGCCGCATCGCATGCAATTTGTTTTAGGTCGAGGGGCTCAAAGGCCTCTTGCTCGACTACAACTTCAACCATAGCGTTCTCCATTGAGTTACGCATAGATTTATATGCGCGAAAGCCCCGGTGTGTCAAGCCGGGGCTTTTTGGTGATTTGCGGTTTACGGTCTTAGGGTTTCAGCGGGTGGCGAATATCCACTTGATCCATGGCCGCCTGCGCAGTGGCAAAGCGCTTGCGGAATGTTTTGTCGCCCCATTTCCGAACGTCGTCGGGGACGCTCACGCACCACGCCCGCAGCTCGCCTTGCGTGGCTACTGTTTCATAGACCTTGCAGCCGTCTGTCCTGCGATACTCGTTCAGTTCCATCCAGCTCCAGCGTTCGATGGCCGGGCGGCGTATGCTGTGTTTCCAATGCTCTTTCATCACTTGCCCTCCCTCACCCACGTGGTTACCTGTTTCGCCTTGTCGGTCGGCGTCACGATCAGGAACATGCTGCGGATGCCGTCGCTCGGTGCGCGGTAGGCTTCAGGGACTGCGCCGGACACATAGAACTCGCCGCGCTTTGGTGCGCGGTAGTCCACCACATCGAAGAAGAACCTAGGCGCAAGCATGCCCTCGCTGTGCTTGATGAAGGGCATAGTCGCGGGCAGCGCATACGTGAGGCGCTTGCCCTCGTGCTCCACCGAAACGCGGTGATTGCCCTCGGGAAATTGCAGGTCATTCACGGTCGCCATCACTTGCGTCCTTTGTGCTTGATCGAGCGGACGAACATTTCGCCGTCCACATTTCGGTCGTTGCTGTAGAGGTTGAAATAGTCGCTTGCGCCTAGGCCCATCTGGCCGCTGTCCTTCACGGCTTCCAGCGCTTCGCTGCGCGTCACTGCCTTGGTGAACCCGACGCGCACAATAAAGTAGTGCTTTTTGCTTCTCATGGTTTTGCCTTTTACGGGATTAAGTTTTGCGATGCGTAGTTGATCGAGATGATGGCCCACATCGCGCAAGCCATAATCACGCTGATCCAGAGGAAATTCCTATCGTGAAGCATCGAAATGCTCCGCGCATAAAACGTTAAAACAGTGGTCCTTCATGCGTTGGTCTTCCTTCGCATCAAATTCCACGTCCAGCGCGGTTAGTGCGCTGCGCAGATCGGCCGCTAGGCTTGGCTGCGCATAGGCTTCGCGCCCATCCAGCTTGCGCCGTATGAATGCGCCGCGCGGCTCTCTCACGTGCGGAAACTCATAGACGATCCAGCGCGCGCTTTCCGCGATAGTGCGAGGGGCGGCCATGGCCTAAGCCTCGCCGTTGAAATACTGGTAAGCGAATGCGCCGCATGCGAGCACCACCGGCAAGGCGATGGTCGCCATGATCATCACATGCCCGAGTGCCAGAATAATCACACTGTGCACGGCTTCGCTTTCCAAGGCTTCGCGCCCGGCTGTAGTGAGTGTTGCAGTCAGTAGGGCAAGGCCATGCAGTTTTGGATGTGTTGCAGCCTTGCGCGCGTGGTGCGCGATCTTTCTTTTCATGGCTAGTTCCTTCGTGGTTTGTCATCATCAGCGCAGCGGGAACCACCCGATGCGGACGGCGCATGGTGCGCCGTTTCGACTAGTTCACAATCACAATAGGGCGCTTGTCAGTGCCGAAGGCCTGCGCTTGCCATGGGCGCGCGTGATAGCTGAAAGCCAGCCCGCCCCTAGCGTGCACGCGGTACACTGGATAGTTCTCAGGACCGACAAAGCCGGTTAGCGTGAAGTGCGAAAAGTCATCAATGATCTGGCGTTCATTCCACCCGAAAGGTGAGTTGCTGCGCACCTTGCCCTTGGGCGTGCGGTACAGCTTGCGCAGCCAGCCTATGCCTTTGGCCGCTTGATCCGCTGCAACGCGCGGGCGCCGTGCGTAAACGGCTTCTAGGATCATAACCGGATCATAGCTAGGCGCCGTGCTCGATACGTCTAAGCCGTCGTGGCGGCGATCCTGCGCACTCAGTGCCTTGCGCAACGCGCGGATAAATTTCTCATTCACTTCGCCGCCATCCAGTTGCGCCCATAGGCGCTTTGCAGCGGCAATGCCTGACTTGCTCATGGTCTAATTCCTTCGTGGTTTGTCATCATCAGCGCAGCGGGAACCACCCGATGCGGACGGCGCATGGTGCGCCGTTTCGACTAGGCCTTGTGGACTTGGTTCACCACCTTTCCCAAATCGCCCTTGGTGCGCAGCCCTTGGCTTTCGTACATCGCAGCCGCGCCCATGCCTTCGCTTTTCACCGACGCGGGCTTGATGGGCTCGCCGTACTTGTCAACCTGTGCACAGACAAACGCGACTAGCGAGCCATCGCGCTTGCCATCCAGCGGGATTGACCATGCGTCACCCCATTGGCCTTCTACGGCTTCGATCAACGGCACGGAGAACATGCGCCCCAAATCCTGCGCAGGCTTGCCGGATTTGTGATTGAACATGAGCTGAGCGGCGAAGCGATTGCGACTGTCTTTGTGGTCAAGAAACAAAACACTTTCCTGCCCGACGGCGAATTGATGGCAGTGCACATTGTAGTCATGCAGCGAAACGAAGTAGGAGACTTCCTGCACGACTATGCCGTCCGCCATGCGATAGCTGCCAAGCATGGGCGTGAACTTCACCCCGCGCGATGACAGATAGTTGCGCACGTGCCAGCCTTCGTGCTGCGCATCAGCGGCAAAGATAACCATTGCGCTTTGTGGCTTGCTGAAACCTTGAATACCCATGATCTAAATTCCTTTGTGGTTTGTCATCATCAGCGCGGCGGGAACCACCCGACGCGGACGGCGCATGGTGCGCCGTTTCGACTAGGCTTGAAAAATCTCCACGTGCTGCACAGTGGAAAAGCTGTACACTTCATAGACCTTGATATCCGGCTCCAATTCGATGCCGTGCAGCATGTGCACCACATCGCGGAAAGCCCGCTCGGGAGTTGGCGCGCTAGTGAGTACGTGGATTTCATATCCATTGGTGCGCAGCGCGGTGACTTCATAGAGTTGCATGGCTTTAAAGTCCTTCGTTGATGCACGTGGCAGGGGAGAAGCGAAGTTCACAAGTTGCGCGCGCATCCTGCAAACCCGCGAAGCATGCAGCGGCCAGTGGTGCGAGTGCGCAGGCCATGGCCGCTAGGATTATGGCGATGTGAGCGAGGCGCATCAGATTGCCTCGCCTTCAGGGCTATCCACGAATTTCACGGTTTCGCCGTACTGGCCTAGGTCTTCAGGTTTCCAGCCGCAATGCACAGCAACTGCATAATCCTCAACGGCTCGCTGTGCGCCAGTGAAGCCTTGGCGGAAAGCCCATTCCAGCGCGTTTTCAACGGCTGGCAGGCGGCGAGGGTTTTTGTTTGTCATAACGTCTAGTCCTTTCTGTTATCAATAGTTCACAATCCATAGTCCCATCTAAGGGCAGTGTCAACGGGCTTGTAAATAATTTTTCACATCATCCACCAAATACCCGCAATTGCCGGTTATCACCACGTTACTACGCAAGCCTGACATTGGCGAGCCTATCACGAGATCACCAGCCTGCACTTTGTCACTGCGATCAATCGCCCAAACCACCTGTCCAGCGTCGTTGAGGGTGAAGCGCTTATGAATTGCCGCGACTAGCAGGTCATCAATGCGCGGGTTTGGCACCTCGTGAACGACGCCCCAATTCCATGGATATTCACCCGCGTGATCAAGGGCGAATAGCAAGTCAGTTGTTAGGAGTGCGTAACCTTTGACAGAGACAAGGCGGCCATGTTTCCAGACATCGCGCCCACCGGCAAGTGCGCCCCATGGCGCGCGCGTTCTGTTACCCACTGATTTAGGCCTTTCAGCCGTCCAGTATAGCTCACCGTCACGGTTAACAAACAAGTCGAGGATGACACTTTCAAGCATCGCATCGCGGTATTTACGAGGGTAGATTGGCATGGTTTCAAATCCTGTTAATTAGGCGTCCTAACTTATCCATTACCTCATAGTGCTGAAGCGCCCTATTCGCGCAATTCACACAGCGGATGAATAAGCAATTCGTGCTCTTACCAGATAGTGATTAGTTAGACAAGCCTGCCTGATGCTTTAACCGTGCCTGCCTGATGCAGGCGGAAAGCAGGGGCTTGGCAGTGAGGAGAAGTGATGGCCGTTTCACCTGAGATAACAGCTCACTTAGTCACTGGTCTGGCGTCAGGCTAAGGACATGCGCTTAACAAAGGGGCGTTATGTGCGAATAACTAATTCGGTGGATTGCGGGCAATCCGGCAACACAGTGAATAACAAATAACCAGATTGTTAGTGTGCCGTAACAATGAAGCATGCAGCCGCCGCGCGCATCGCTGTGTTGTTAGTACATCGTAACAGTGCATCACTGATTTGCTTGTTAGGCCTGCCATCGCATTGCGCTGCGCCACTGTGTTACGAATTGCTGCCTAGGATGATTTGCACAACGAGGGGCCGGGGAGCCCCCAAACGATTTGCCGCAGCGCGCGCGGGGCGAACCACTAAATTTTCGGACCAAATAAATCGCTGTTACAATAATCTAACAAGACACCTCGCCCACACCCCGACAAAACAGCAAATCGCCATAGTGCGAGAGTGTTGACACACCTAGAAATCTATGCGTACTATGGCGACACACGGCCGATCATGGCCGCAACACCCAATAGGAGAAACACCATGGCAACTAATCCAACGAGCAACCCGGCAACCCCGCCGACCCTCGAACAGCGCGTCGCCGCCGTCGAAGCCAACATGGGCTGGTGCGTGGACAAGGTGAAGATGATGGACGACCGCATCGTCACTGCCGTCAAGATCGACATCGTGATCTGCGTGGCGGCCATCATCATGCTCGCCGTCTTCCTGTTCGCGCGCTGATCCACGACATCGCTAACCAAAGGAACCCGAACCATGACCAATACCAACAACACGCAGCAGCCGGAGGTGCGCATTGATGTCACCATGCCGGGCACGCTGCTCACCCTGCGCAGGGGCTTCGTGATGCAGTGCCTCGCCACCGCAGATCGAAACTGCTGGACTGACACCATCGACGCGATCCGTCAGCTCTTCACCGAAGTGTTCGACGGCAAGACGCACATCATGCCGATGGCGGAATACGAGAAGATGAAGAAGCAAGCCGAAGCACCGGCATTCTACGTTCTGCCGGAAGGCGGGTTTGCCAAGCTCGGTGAACCGGCGCCGCAGCACAGCGTCACCGACGGCCCGGTGGAGGCAGCGACCGACGAGACTTCCACGGACTACATCGTGCAGCGGCTGATCACCGGCGGCGCCGGGCACCTCACGCAGAAAGACGCGGCGGCGCTGATCCGTGGCCTCGAACAGACCGTCGTCGATCAGGCTGACAAGCTGCTCGCAGCCGACGCCCGGATCACTGCACTCAGTGCGATGATGAACACACAGGGTCGCAACGCCGTGGAGCTTGTAGCTGAAAAGGCTAAGGTCACCCGCGAACGTGACAACTGGCGGCTTGAAGCGGAGCTTCAGACGAAGAGCCGCAACGTGTGGCGCGACAAATTCACCGCGCTGAATGCCGGGATCAAGTCCCTGCTGAACTCCAACTCGTAAGGAACAGAACCATGCCTAAGAAATATCCCGGCCTGCACCGCAGCGCCAAGAAAGCCCGCGTGCCGAAGAAGTCCACGCTGGCAGTGACACACCGCGTCAGGATGGCCGACGCACGCCTGAAGGAGATCATTGCCACCAGCGATGATGACGCCTTCGTCCACGCGCAGGCGAACTTCCCCGGCTGGGTCGCCATCAGGAACGTCAAGACCAAGCGCGTGATCAAGCGCAAGGAGCCGGTGGCGATCAAGTCACCGCCGCCAGAGAAGCGTGTCTTCAGTGATGTCAATCCCGAAGCGGACTACATCAAGGCGCATCTCGACAGCCTCGAAACCAAGCACCCCACCCTCGTGGGGGTCGATGCGGCCAAGCCCGGCAGCGACAAGACGGTGGTGTGGACGATCCAAATGCCGTCCGGCAGGGTCAACTACGAATTTGCCAGTGCAATGAAGCAGCACGAAAGGCTCGTGCGTCGCTCCGGCAAGTCGGAAGCAGAGCGGCAGCAGGAGCTTCGCAACGCGGCGATCAAGTCGCTGCTGCGCGGCGAGCTGAACAACCTGACGAACACGTGGGGCGATCATCCGCGTGTCGGCGCCCTGCCCACGGAGGAGCAGGTGCAGAACCGCATGCAGCACATCGCATGGCAGCGCATGCTCGGCCGCGCCAAGTGGCACGCAGCACGCAAGGTCAGCGTCAAGGGTGAACCGCCGCGCACCGCAGCCAAGTCACCTGCACTCGGGGCGCCTTACACCAAGCCGACGCGCGAGCAGATTGTCAGGAAGGCACTCGACCGCATTGCTGCGTCCACAGCGGCGGAACTCGACAAGGCGTTCTTTGACATCGTGCTCACCGGCCATGCCTACGTGGAGTTCGACATGGCTGGCAATGCCAAGCGTCTCGATCCGATGCGCGTGGTCGTCGCCTCGCCGCCGGAGCCCAAGAAGCCCATGACGGCGACGGATGTGTATCGAGCTGCGCTGAGCAGCGCGGCAGGACAGGACGCGGCCGTGCACGAAATGCGCCTGCGCAGGCGGGCCATGGCCGAACTGCGTGACGAGCACGATAGGTCGCTGCACTGGATGGCGGTCTTCGCGCCGACCGAAGCCGAAGTCCGCAGGCGCATGTCGCACATCCACTACCAAGATCGGCAGCGTGGTGTGTATCTCGACCGGCAGCAGAACTCGACAACGGGTGGCGTCGGCCCGCTCACCGATGCGCTCGCCGCTGTGCACAAGGCTGAAGGCTTCAAGCCGGATGCTTACGCCGACAAGGTGCAGGTGAAGACCACGCACTATGGCAACTCGGTGAAGGTCCGCGACGACGAGCTGGACAGCGCCAAGTGGACCGGCAGGCACATCGACGAGGTGTATAAGCTCGGCGTGCAGCGCGGCAAGGACGGCGCCGACAACAGCGCGGGCTACTTCTTCGCTGGCGTCATCACCGGCATCGTCGCCGCCGTGTTCATCCTCAGTGTGGTGTTCCGGTGAGCGAACCCCGCAAACGCATCCTCGATCCCGGCTCCGGCCGGGGTCGTCCCAGCATCCGGCAGCTTATCGAAGAGCTGAAGGATCGCCGCGCAACACTGCGCAAAAGGCATCACGACATCCAAGATGGCGACGAGCAAATGTTCCTGCACGGCCGCATCGAATACTGTAACCGCGAAATTCGCAAACTAGAGGCAATGCTATGACTGGCATCAAGATCGAAGCAGGAAAGTGCTACCGACTGCGCAACGACGAGATGGTGGGTCCGCTCTACCAGATTGTCAGTCGCGGCGTGTGGCGTGAGCGCGCAGGCCAAGGCCGCTGGTGGTTCGCCGACGGCGGCTACAGCGTCGAGAACAAGAAGCACGACTATGACATCGTGGAGGTTCTGGAAAAGCCGAAGGTGATCCAGCTCACCGACGCTGAAATTCAAAGCGGGCGCGACCGCGTGATGTGGGCCGAAGACCTGATCAGGCAGCTCCCCGAAAACCATGACGGCCGCAATAGCTGGCTGCTGAACTACGGGAGAACGGCATAGTGGTTAACCGTCTGTCACCAATAGCGCCCGGCCCCGTTGATCGCGGAGCCGGGAACAAGTTACCCGATCCGCTTCCCGCCGGTGCACTGCCCGACGAGAACAGCCGCATGTGGTTCTTCACACCGAAGGCCGTGCAGGAGGGCGAGGCCTTCATCAAGGACGATACGCGCGCATGGTTTGATGACCGCGACCGCAAGGTGGTGATCTGCCGCGAGTACGTGGATCACCCGCGCTGGATGATTGCAGGCGCCGAGAGCATCCGCGCCAAGCTGTACAATGGCCACATCGTCGCCGAAATCCACATGCTCGCGCGCATCCACGCGGGCTTGCCCGATGTGCCCGAGTGGGTTCCTGCCCGCATGACCGTGAAGCAGCAGCAAGCCGACGTGGGCTTCCGGCTGACCAAGATCACGCGCGACGTGTTCCGCAAGCAGGGCAAGGAAGCGATGGAGCTGTTCGCCGACAAGCAGCCCGGCCAGTTCATCAAGTTCATCGCCGCAACATTCATCCCCAAGCAGATCGAGACGACGCTCAACAGCAACCCGAACGAAATGCCGAAGGAACAGATCGGGCAGATCATCGACGCGCTGGAGGAAGAGCTGAACCGCCGCGCCGAAGAAGCGAAGCTCGTGTCGGAGCAGCCGATGGACTACGAGGCACCGGCCGGGATCACCGCCGCACTGGAGGGCGCCGCCGAAGTCATCATCGACGCGGCAGGCACCAACCACCCCGGCGTCGCCCGCATGGACGGCCACCCCGAAGCTGCGCGCAATCTGAGACACGTGATCGACCTCGCTGCCAGTGAGGTGACCGAGAATGACGGCTGGGATGACCCGCCGCAGGGAGACGATGATGGTTGGTGATATTTTCGAGCAACTGTTCGAGACGGCGACATGGACGCAGCGCGCGCTCTACGCGGCCGGTGTGAAGGTCGATACCGAGATCATCTATCGCTGCAAAACGGTGGGCCAGTTCACGGCGCTGTATCACGCCATCGCCACGTCGAACATGCTGCGTGGAACACAGCTTAACACCGCTGATCCTATCCCCGAGATTGTCGATGCGTGCACTATCCGCATCGAAGTTCGCGGCGTGCGGTTCACCGTGATCTGCGAAGAGTGGATCGCATCGAGAGTGCACGGTCGCAAGATCGGCGTCACTGAGTACCTGCCAACCTTGAAATGGGAAAACCCCGGAGAGAAACATGAGTAACGTAGTAGCACTGCGCCCGAACCGTCCGTTCGTTGTCGAAGATGACAGCGGCCATCGGTGGGCCTACAATCCCGAGCACGGCCGCACTGAGTGCGTGTGCTGTGGACAACCGCGCGATCTTCAATCAAAAGACGAGAAGCCGTGCGACAAGCGCCTCTTGCACGCACACTAGGAGACTGACATGAACGAAGTATTGAAACGCCACCGCGCAGCGGCGGCAGCACACGCCGAAGGCAAGACGCCTGACCGCGTGCTCGACAAGCAGGACCGGCACGATCTCACGATGTCGCCGGATGCGAAGAAGGCGCGCGAGGTGGTGCGTATGGCAGCGACCGATCCAGTGACCGGCCACAACCTGCCTGCCCTAGCCTTGGCCATCTCGAAGGTCACCGGCGAGCAGAAGGCGAAGCACCTGTTGCAGGAAGCCTACGAAGAGTTCTGCGAAGCCAATGCGCTGTACTTTCAGGAAGAGGGCAAGCCCGGCAGCAAGGATCAGCTTATCGGCTGGATGGGCGGCTTCAACGGCTTCGGCATCTCGCTCCCGGCGGAGGCGCCCTACCACAAAATTCACATCCGCGATGCGTGGGACAAGTTGCTCCAGCGCGTCAACGATGCGACGAAGGTGGGCGTGCAGAAGCTGCACAAGGAACGGCCGATCACGCTGATGGCCGATCTGGAAAGCACGCGCCTGATCCTCCCGGCTGACTACGATCCGCTGGTCTGGTGATGTCTGATCGCCTCCAGTGCTGCGTGCCTTTCTGCAATCACACCCACGCCAACAAGGAAGGTTTCACGGCTTGGGTGTGCCCGCAGCACTGGAAACTTGTGCCTCGAAAGGCCAGATGGGCATACAGCATGGCGAAGCGTCGGCATAAGCCGGTGCATGTCATCAACATGATTTGGGATCGCTGCGCGCAGTACGCGAAAGACGCAGCGATGGGGATTTGAAGTGCAACTACAAAACTTGAAGAACCTGACGGACGAGGAGCTGAAGCAGCTCCTCGCCCACGTGAAGCTCCAGCTACAGGCGCAGACGAAGATTGCCAAGCTGGAGGACTACAAGCCGTACCCGAAGCAAATGCTCTTCCACGCGCACGGCGCGAAGTACCGCGAGCGCCTGTTCTCGGCAGGTAACCAGACCGGCAAGACATTCTCCGGCGCCGCCGAGCTGGCCATGCACTTGACCGGCCGCTATCCGCCGTGGTGGACCGGCATCCGCTGGTCGCGGCCGACATCGTGGCTCGCTGGTTCTGTGTCCGGCGAACTCACGCGCGACGGCATGCAGCGCCTTCTCGTCGGGCCGCCCACTATCGAAAGCCAGTGGGGCACCGGCATGATCCCCGGCGACATGATCGCGCAGCAGCCGAAGCGCCGCGCAGGCATCAAGGACGCCATCGACGCCGTGGTCGTCAACCACGTGCAAGGCGGGCAGTCGGTGGTGCAGTTCAAGTCGTTCGACCAAGGCCGCGCGAAGTGGCAGGCCTCGACGGTCGATGGCGTGTGGATGGACGAAGAGCCGCCCTATGACGTTTACGAAGAGGCCATCACGCGCACCAACACCACACAGGGTCCGGTGTTCATCACCTTCACGCCGCTGCTCGGCATGTCACAGGTGGTGACGCTGTTCTTCACCAAGCCCGGCAACACCCGCGTCGTCGTGCAGATGGAGATCGACGAAGTTGGCCACTACACCCCGGCGCAGGTGAAGGAGATCATGGACAGCTACACCGAAGAAACGAGAGACGCCCGCACGCGCGGCATCCCGGTTCTCGGTTCTGGTCGTGTGTTTCCCATCTCGCAGGAGCGCGTGAAGATCGACCCGATCAACGTGCCGGATCACTGGCCTCGTGTGTGCGGCATGGATTTCGGCTGGGACCATCCCTTCGCCGCCGTGGAGCAGGCATGGGATCGGGACACCGACACGCTGTACACCATCCGCGAGTTCCGCGAGAGCAAGACAACCCCGGCCTATCACGCCACGGTGCTGAAGGATTGGGGTGCATGGAAGCCTTGGATGTGGCCGCACGACGGGCATCAGCACGACAAGGGATCGGGCGAGCAGCTCTCCAAGCAGTACAAGAAGGCCGGGCTGAAGATGCACGAAAGCCACGTCACCTTCGAGGACGGCAGCGTCGGTTTCGAGGCCGGTTTGATGGAGATGCTGACCCGCATGAACGAAGGCCGCTGGAAGGTTTTCTCGACCTGCACGATGTGGCTAAACGAGTTCGATCTGTACCACCGGAAAGACGGCTTGGTGGTCAAGGTGAACGACGACTTGATTTCCGCGTCGAGGTACGCGATGATGGGGAGACGCTTCGCCAAGGTTAACAGCGGTCGCGTCTCATGGGCAGGTGATAACCGCAATGGGACTGTGGCCGCAGGGAGTGGTGAAGTCAACAACTGGTAACGAGGACTTCACCATGGGATTTCTATTTGGCGGCGGCGGCGGAGCCGAGCCCGTTAAAACTCCACCGCCTCCGCAGGCGGACGATGCAACAGCGCAGATCAACGCGGAAGATCAGAAGGCACGCCAGACGAGCCGCCGGTCAACCATCTTGACGAGCGATGACGGATTGCCGAACCTCGGCGCTACCTCCGTAACCGGGCAGTAATTCACCATGAGCGACTTGGCGCAAAAGCTTCAGCACAGGCTGAACCGGCTTCAGTCTGACCGCATGAACTTCGACATCATGTGGGACAAGATCGCTCGTGTGGTGCTGCCCTCACAGGTGGGCTTCACCTCGACCTACGCGCCCGGCACGCAACTCAACAACGACATCTTCGACGCGACGGCGCAACTTGCGCTGCCGCGTTTCGCAGCAGCCATCGACACGCTCGTCACCCCGCAGACGACGAAGTGGCACCAGCTCCAGCCGAAGAACAAGGCGCTGAAGCAGTCGGCCGATGTGCAGCGCTTCCTCTCCACCCTGAACGACCGGCTTTTCGCTGTGCGCTATGCACCGCGTGCGAACTTCGCATCGCGTGTCGCTGAAGTGTACACGTCGATGGGC